AAGGCGAACGGTTATATAATAACACACAATGGTTAGTTTTTCCATGGGAGACAGAATAAAATGAGAATAAGTGATAAAATAAAACAGAGACTAGAAATAGATGGCAAGAAATTTTATGCCTCAGATAATATTTCTAAGTACATACAGCCAGGAGAGACTGCAGAACTAATTGAAGAACTAGAAGTAGCCTTTGAACAAGTATTACAAAGTCTTATTATTGATACAAAGAACGACCCTAATAGTATGGGCACAGCACATCGTTTGGCAAAGATGTATGTTAACGAAATTATGGGTGGTAGATATTTACCTGATCCTAGGATAACATCTTTCCCTAATGACGGACAGTACGATCAATTAATTGTAGTACGAGCAGACATTAAAAGTATGTGCTCTCACCACCACCAACCAGTGAGTGGTGTATGTTACATAGGTTGCCTCCCAGGTGACGAAGTAATAGGCTTGTCTAAGTACACAAGAGTTGCACAGCATTTATCTAATCGTGGGCATCTACAAGAAGAGCTAACAGAAATGATAGCCACAAGAATACAAAAACTTACAAAGAGTAAGGGTGTAGCAGTTTACATTAAAGCAAGACATGGTTGTTGTGAGAACAGAGGCATAATGGCAAGTAATAGTTCTACACAGACAACGGTTGTTAAGGGTGAGTTGAAAACTAACATAAATCTGAAACAAGAATTTATGGACAATATTAAATTACAGGAAATAGGCAATGGACACATCTAAACAAATAGTCGTCGACTTAGAAACATTAAGCATTAAACCTAATGCGTGTATCGTATCTATTGGTGCAGTACTTATAGAAGATATGGAAATTACAGATACCTTTTATATTAATGTAGACGGTAGAACTTGCAAAGAGGCAGGCCTAGATATAGATCCTGACACAATTAAATGGTGGGGTGAACAAAGTAAAGAAGCACAAGAAGCTTGGCAAGTAAACCCTGCTCCATTACAAGAAGCACTAGATAAATTTGTACTGTGGTACGGCACCAAGTCTATTCCTATATGGGGTTACGGTGCCAACTTTGATATAGTAATTTTAGAGAGTGCTTTACGAGCTATGGAAATGGAAATCCCTTGGAAGTTCTGGGACATTGCTTGTTTGAGAACATTAATGAATGTCTTAGATAAAAGATTACCTAAGGCAAACAATCACAATGCGTTAGATGATGCTACGGCAGAGGCGAAAGTATTAATTGAGATATTAAAATCATGATAGAGAATAGAAAATTAGATTATGTAGTTTCAGGCACTAGTTATATGAGGTTTAGTAATCCTAGTATAGCTAAAGACGAAACTAATTCTGGCATTATTAATATGCTAATAGAGAAATTAGTAACTGATGTACATAGTCATAAGTTTTCTATGCTTTACAACGCACATACAGAGTCCAGCTTTGGTGATAGATTCTCAGTATATAAAAAGAAAGTAAATGAGATACACGCAGACTCAGGTGGTTTGCAGATTGTTACACAGGGTATGACTATTACAGATGAATTAAAAGATAAAGTATATGAGAACCAAGCCAAGTGGGCAGACGTTGGCATGTGCTTTGATGAGATACCAGTTATACTTACAAGCGGTAAGTCAGATAGGAACGATACAAAGGCTAGGTTCTTTGACGAAGAGAACTATGAAGCACTGGCTCGTAAGACAGGACAAAATGTTAAAAGACAATTAGAAATATTTGAAAAGAACAATAGTACATGTAAACCTTTTATTATCTTACAGGGTAACTGTATTGATACATACCTTAGATGGTATGAATGTCTAATGGAAGAAGTTCCTAAAGAATGGCATAGCAGGATTGGTGGCGTGGCAATGGGAGCAGCAGCTCTAGGCACAGGACCACTTGAAGATGTTAAACGAGCATTTATTGCTAGTGAGATTGCTAAAGTATGGCCACAAGAAAGAATGAACTTACATATTCTAGGTGTAGGAAGTATTAGACGTATCATTCCTTATCTAGTCTTTTGTCAGAACGGTTTATACGACAACGTAGACATCTCTTATGACTCTACTACACACAGCAGGGCGGTTGAGACAGGTTTATACTACATGGGACAAGGCACAACTAAGTTCAGTAGAAAAATGTCCAATTTGTATCGTGAAATGTACGATAACGTGCAGGAAACAGTACAATTAGGCGTAGATCTAGACGAATTTCATACTATAATGAACACACCTAGTCTGAAGGCTAAAGAGAAATACGGCAATCTAAACAAGTGGATCTATGTTAGAACAGCATTTATCCTTATGTCCATTAGAAACTTCATGGCTCATCTAGAAACTATGATGAATGACAAGGAAACCTTATTGAAGTTTACGGGTAAGATGAAACTTGACGGACAGTTCAGGAACCTCTATAATGTAACTAATCGTGAAGAATACGATGCCTGGGAAAACAACCAGTATTTAGGTGGCAGTATGAAGAGCATGGCTGTTGGTACGGAGGCACCTAGTAGTTTAGAGGATTTATTTGTATGAACATTTTTTTATTAAATGAGAACCCATTGTTATGTGCAGAACAACATTGTGATAAGCATGTTGTTAAAATGGTAATTGAATACGCACAACTAATGTCTACAGCACATAGAGTATTAGACGGAGATTTATATGGAGACAAAACAAAAAACGGTAGAGCTATCAAGCGATGGAGACATAGTAATAACAATATGGAATCTACATTATATAAGGCAAGCCATGTTAACCACCCAGATGGTATCTGGGTTAGAAGTAGCTCTGCCAATTATAATTATCTATATGATCTATGGTATAAACTATCTAAAGAATATACTCACAGGTATGGGCGTACTCACTTAACACAAGAAAAATTAGAACATCTTTTGAAGTACGCACCTAAAAATATTCCATTTGCTAGTGAGGCAGATGTAAAAGGATTACCGTTGGCAATGCCAGACGATGTAAAAGGTAAGAGTGTAGTCAACTCTTATCGTAGGTATTACAACAAATACAAAATTGACTTTGCTAAATATACAAACAGAGAGGTACCTCAATGGCTAAACGCAAACGCTTCATAAAAGTAAGCTTTCAGAAAGAAGGAGTACACTTCTTCCCTGGAGCAGATACAAATCCTAAATACGCTACAGGCGATTGGGACGATGTAAGTTTTTTAGGTCACCCTCACAGACACATGTTCCATTTCTATGTAACACTAGGTGTTACTCATAATGATAGAGACGTAGAGTTTATACAATTTAAGCGTGAACTAGAAAGAACTTTTGATCAAGGTGTAATTAAATTAGACCACCAGTCTTGTGAAATGATAGGTGAATCTCTTATAAATTATATAGAAGAGAAGTATCCTAACAGAGCTGTTAGAGTTGAAGTATATGAGGATAATGAGAATGGGGGTATAATAGAAAATGATTTATTTAGTTGATTTAGAATATGTTGAAACAAGATATACTGCCCAATGGAAAGATTGTTTCCCTCAGCAAATAGCAGACAGAACAGGCCAAGACATTACAGTAATAGAAGGACCAGCAGACATTGCTAATGTAGTAACACCCGGTGCCTTCTTAGACTTTGGTGGCACAAACATATACAAAGCAGAACAAGTTAAAATTATTGCACAGCATTTCCAGAATGGAGACGTTAAAGATGGAGATCACTTTGTCTTTGCAGATGCTTGGCACCCTGGCGTATTACAATTAAAATATATGACAGAGTTATTAGGTGTTGATGTTACAGTACATGGACTATGGCACGCAGGCAGTTACGACGCACACGATTTCCTAGGTAGATTAATTGGAGATAAGAGGTGGGTTAGGCATACAGAGTATGCAATGTTTGATGCTTTTGATAAGAACTATTTTGCTAGTCAGTTCCATATAGGAATGTTTGCTAGTGTTATGTTCACAGCAGAAGATGAAGAGTATCTAAGAAGTAAAATTGTAAGAACTGGCTGGCCTATGGAGTACTTGAATACACATTTAACTCCTACATTACAAAAAGAAGACATTATATTATTCCCTCACAGGAATGCACCTGAGAAACAATTAGATATATTTTTAGATTTGAAAAAGGAACTTCCTCAATACGAATTTATTAATTGTAATGATTATAATCTTACAAAGACAGAATACAATAAACTATTAGAACAATCTAAAATGGTTTTCTCAGCAAACAACCAAGAGACATTAGGCATTAGCTGTTATGAGATACTAAGAGCAGGTGGTATGCCTCTTGTTCCTAATAGATTATCTTATATGGAAATGTATGAGGATATATTTAAGTATCCTTCCCACTTCACAGAGAACAAAGATCTTTACAATGAGAACAAGAGTATATTGTTAGGAAAGATTAGAACATTGATGGACAACTTTACAGCACCAGAAATACAAGCTGCCATTATTAGTAACCGAGACGCTTTAGAGACGCAGTACTTTACAGCTACAAACTTATATCAGGAGTTAATGAAATGAGAGAGTTTAAATATTATTCAACTAAAACATACGGACACGAAGAAGGTCTGTCATGTATGTTTAGGCAACCACTAGCAGTAGGCAGTCATTGTAGTTTACTACACGGATATGCTTTGTCTTTTAGTTTTAAATTCGGGTGTCATACACTTGATGAAAAGAACTGGGTAGTAGACTTTGGTAACTTAAAGGAACTTAAAGCATGGTTAAAAGATTCTTTTGATCACAAACACGCAGTAGCAAAAGATGACAAATCGTTACCGTACTTCTTAGAGATAGAACAAAAAGGTCTATCAGAAGTAAGAGTAATGAATGGAGTTGGTTGTGAGAAATTTGCAGAACAAGCATTTCATTTCGCAGACAACTTGGTAAGGGAACAATCTAATGATAGATGTTTTGCCGTTAGCTGCGAGGTTAGGGAACACGGAGCTAACAGCGCGATATACGAAGGGTAACCTATGCGAGTTGCTCTTGTAACAGATACGCACTTTGGTGCACGTTCAGATAGTATAGCATTCGATGCTTACTTTGCTAAGTTTTATGATGAAACATTCTTTCCTTACTTAGTCGAACATGATATTAAAACTATATGCCACTTAGGAGACATATTTGATAGACGAAAGTATATTAATTTTAATACGCTACAGTCTTGTAAAAAATACTTCTTTCAGAAGGCACAAGACTTAGGTATAGACATCCACATGATTCCTGGTAATCATGATACCTATTTTAAAAATACAAATGATGTCAACAGCCCTGACTTATTGTTAGGAGAATATAATAACATAACATTATACCAAGAGCCAACGGAAATAATGTTAGACAGAGAGAAGGTACTATTCCTTCCTTGGATATGTGGAGAAAATTATGATAGGACTATGGCCAAAATTAAAGAATCAGATGCAAAGACTTGCTTCGGACATTTCGAGTTCGCAGGTTACTTTCTTTTGCCTGGAATGCCTAACCTTCATGGTATGGATTCTGACGCTTTTCGTGCTTTTGACCTTGTGGTTAGTGGCCATTTTCATCATCGCCATAGCAGAGGGAATGTTACATATATGGGAAACCCTTATGAAATTACTTGGTCTGACTACAACGACCCACGTGGTTTTGCCATTTACGACACAGTTAAAAGAGATTTGGAATATATCAACAACCCGAATAGAATCTTCCACAAAATTTATTACGATGATTCCCATTTCGAGGGAGTCAATGATATTGGGAACTTCGATTTTACTAGTATTGTTGGTGGTAATGTTAAGCTAATTGTTACTAAGAAGATAGACTTCTCACGCTTTGATCATTTTGTAGACAAGCTATACACTTGTAACCTAATTGATCTTAAAATTATAGAAGACTTCTCAGAGTTTGAAGACGAAGCGTTGGGTGAGGATATAGATTTAGAAGACACAATGACACTCTTAAAAGAGTATGTTGATGTAGTAGAAACAGACTTAGACAAACAACGAATTAAGAACTTATTGCAAACCTTATATATTGAAGCACAAGATACCTTATGATTAACTTTACAGAAATAAGATGGAAGAATTTTTTATCCACAGGCAATGCTTGGACAACAATAAAGTTTGACCATTCTCCTAGTACATTAATCGTAGGACAGAATGGTAGTGGCAAGTCTACATTGTTAGACGCTTTAACATTTGCTTTATTTAATAAGCCATTTAGAAATGTTGCAAAGCCACAATTAATTAACTCTATTAATAAAAAGAAACTATTAGTAGAAATAGAATTTAGTATAGGTAGTAAGAACTATCTCATTAGACGTGGAGAGATACCTAAAATATTTGAAATAGAAGTTAACGGTGATAAGCTAGATAAGAATGCTAACATCAGAGACTTTCAGAAATACCTGGAGGAGTCCATCTTAAAACTCAATTACAAGTCGTTTACACAGATAGTCATGTTAGGGAGTGCCTCATTCACTCCCTTCATGCAATTACATCTAGGTGCTAGACGTGAGATTATTGAGGACATATTGGACATAAGCATATTTACAAGCATGAACCAAGTGCTTAAGAACAAACTAACAGACTTAGATAATAAGGTTAGAATTATTGAAGGGGACATATCTGTAGCAAAGCAGAAAGCTAATCTTCAAGAACAATATATAAAGACATTGGAGGATGATAAATCATCTAAAGTAACACAGATCCTAAACGACATTAAGGAGACTGATAATGCGATCGAGACGGCTCAGGAAGAGACAAGCAGATACGGGAAGGAGAAGCAGGAGGTTGGTCCTGTTACTGAAAAGAAAAGACGATTGGAAGAATTCAGAAGCAAATTTGAAAGTCAAATTGCCAACCACAGAAAAGAGTTAGCATTCTTTAACAACAACGAAGAATGTCCTACATGCCAGCAAGGTATAGAACACGACCATAAAAATTTAATGACGCAGAGAGATGAAGAAAAGATCTCTGAACTTGATACAGCTCTACGAGATCTGAATACGCAGTATAGCGAAATAGAAATATTGGTAGGTAAGGTACAAGAGTTAGACGAACAAATAATGTCACAGAACAATGAAGTCATTACCCAACAAAGAATCCTACAAAGACTACAATTAGAACTCAACGAGACAGAAACTAAAGTAGGTAACATTACAGAAGAGAAAACAAAACTAAAAGAGTTAGCTAAGGACGCATTGGGTAAAACAAAAGAGAGAACAGAATTTAATGAACAGTCTCATTACTATGACGTGGCTAAGTCTATGTTACAGGATACCGGAATTAAAACAAAAATTATAAAAGCATACTTACCTATAATAAATAAATTAGTAAACAAGTATTTAGCAGCGATGGATTTCTTTGTGGAGTTTACATTAGATGCTACATTTAAGGAAACAATTAAGTCTAGATTCAGAGACAAATTTAGTTATGCATCTTTTAGTGAAGGTGAGAAACAAAGGATTGATTTAGCATTAGTATTTACATGGCGGACTATTGCCAAGATGAAGAACTCTGCTAGTACTAACATACTATTATTAGATGAAGTGTTTGATAGTAGTTTAGATGTAGACGGTACAGAGTTTGTGATGCAACTGTTAAACACAATCGGCGATGATACAAATGTCTTTGTAATCTCACACAAGGGTGACCAATTGTTTGATAAGTTTAGATCAGTTATTAGATTTGAAAAGAGACAGAATTTTTCCGTGATCGCTAAATGACAAAGTGGCACGGAGGCAAAGGTAGTAAGCGTAGAGTAGAAAGTGATAGCGTTTATAGAGATAATTACGATAAAATATTTGGGAAAAAGAAAATGATAGAGATATATGGAAAGCCAAGGTGTACTTTTTGTGATAGAGCTAAGGCACTATGTGAACAGAAAGGATTAGAGTACACATACAAAATGCTAGATGCAGACTTTACTGCTGAAGAACTCTTTGAGAGAGTTCCAAATGCTAGAACATTCCCACAAATTTTTATAGATGGTGAGTCCATTGGCGGATACACCGAGTTTGAGAAACTACACAACTAGGATATATGAAAAAAGAATTACACGAAATGAAGGAGACTTATAGGCCATTACCATATGGGTTAACAATACACCCAAGTAAAATTGAAGGCTTAGGGTTACATGCTTTAATGGAATTTGAAGCAGGGAATAAGTTTGGAGAGACACATGTGCTAGTCCACAGTAGAGACAGACATGAATGGATAAGAACGCCACTAGGAGGTTTCATAAATCATAATGATAATCCTAATTGTTTTATAACTACAGACGGCGGTGATAGAACTCTTTATGCTATTAGACCTATAATGAAAGGTGACGAGATCACAGTCTTCTATAGGTTCAAGGGATACGACGGCATTATAAATAATGATACACAACCAGATGTAGGAAATTAATTATGGAAGAAATGACACTAACAGATTCAGAACCAACAGTACACGACGCTTTAGATCTAATACCGTTTACAGACCCGAAGTTGGCTAAGGAGCCAACACCCTTTAATTTTGAAATGGAAAATGCAGAACTACTAGTAAGCAAACTTCTAGAAAAAATGAGAGAGCTAGGTGGCGTAGGGTTATCAGCAAACCAAGTAGGATTAGATAAGAAAGTATTTGTTATCGGAGACGGTAACGAGGAAGAACCTTTTGAGAAAGCTTTCTTTAATCCAGAGATTATAGGATGCTCAGAAGAAAAAACCTCAGAGAAAGAAGGATGTCTATCCTTCCCTGGCTTGTGGTTAATGGTAGAAAGGCCTACCCACGTTGCAATTAAGTATTGGAATGATGAAGGCGAAGAGATGGTAGAGACTTATCAAGGTGTAACAGCTAGAGTAATACAACACGAATACGATCACATGATTGGCATGAACTTTACACAAAGAGTATCTAGAATGAAACTTGACAGGGCTTTAAAAGGCCTAGAAAAGAAAGTTAAGAAATACCAAAGACAACAAAAGACCATAGCTGACTTATAAATAATAATAAGAAGGAGTAATTGAATGGCAAATGATTTTGATTTTGGCTTTACAGCAGTAGACGAGGTACCGAAAGATACTTCCGACTCTACGACAGCTCCAGTACAGAATAATGATGAGGTCATGGATAAGTTAAAGCAGTTAGAGTTAAAGATTCTAAATGCAGATAACTCAGGCATGGTCAACGAACACAGACAACTAATTGAGTCTGATGTTTCTAAGAAACTTCGTGATGTAGAGGATCTTGTCCTCCCTTTACTTTACAATTTACAAAAAAATCCTGAAAAGGAATACATTCACTGGCCTAATAGAACGTCAGTGATTGATAATCAGATTGAAAAGATAAAGGCGGTAACGAGATATTATGAGCGAATCGAATAATTCAAACAACTTAAAACAGAATCCAACTAACGCATATCAAAGACCAATAGCTAACGTCTATGACTTTTACTTAACAGGTAACATAGGTGACGCTAAAGAGTATCAGGATTGGAACCAGATAATGCGTTCAGCCACAGAAAATGATGGCATTGTAATTCACATTAACTCTAATGGCGGTGAGATATTTACTGCTATACAGATGATGAGATCAATGGCAGACAGTAACGCTACAATATGTGCCTCAGTAGAAGGCATGTGTATGTCAGCAGCGACATTAATATTCTTGTGTGCTGATGTTGTAGAAGTCTCAGAGCATAGTCATTTTATGTTCCATACTTATAGCTCAGGCAATTGGGGTAAAGGTAGTGAACAATTACAAGGTGTTATGGCTGATGATAAGTGGGCTAGACATTTGTTTAACCAAGTCTACAAAGGGTTCTTAAAACCTCAAGAAGTAAAAGATTTAATAGACGGCAAGGATCTATGGATGAACCCTGCCGAAGTTAATAAGCGTTTGCAACTGCGTAACGTAGCTAGCAAACGTGCCAACAAAAACAAAACTAAGGAGAAAAAAGATGGCAATACATGATGACATACTTTCCGCAATGGAAACGTACACAACAGAATCTGATAACTTTGAATTGAAAAATGTCAAAGCATCAGCGGCGAGGGCTCGTAAAGCTCTAATGGATTTAACTAAACTAGCAAAAGCTAGACGTTTAGAAATCCAAGAAAAGAAAAACAACCTTTAACACCAGGAGTAAGATGAAAGACTTTATGTATAAGTATGTGTTGCATTTTGCACTCATACTTCTTGTAACAATGACGAGCGTTAAACTTTTAGCGTCAGACATAGAAGAAGTGATAGTAGTTGGAGCTAACGTCACAATAGGATACTCAGAACCTGAGTACGATAATTCATTAATAGAAGCATTAGACGCTACAAAGATCTACACAGCCGGCGGTGTTGGTGGATTCCAAGGAGCATCTATGCACGGCACAGATGTAAAGCATACAACTGTATATAGAAATGGAATACCTGTAAACGATCCTAGCTCTGGCTGGTATGACTTTGGAACAGAACTTCCTAACTACCAAACCTTTAGAAAGATATCAGGACCTAACGGTACTTTATATGGAACTTCCTCAATGGCAGGAACTATCCTAATGGAGGATAACTTTGATGGCAATAGTTTCTTTACTAAAGCAGGAGATGGTTTACTCTATACAACAGCAGGAACAGATTGGTGGCAGCTATCTAGATACAAAGGCTCCAATGGCTCTGTTAAAACAGACAACGATGAAGAAGATGAATTTGAGAATGTAACTCTAAAAACTAAGTCAGAGTATGGTGACTGGAAATCAGTAACAGTTCTACAGGAGTATGAATATGATTATGACTCTTGTTACATGGGTTGGGATAAATCTAATGACTGCACACAAAAAGGAACTAAGGCAGATCTTTCCATAAGAAATGATTGGTTCACAGCTGGCTACTCAATGAATGATGTAACTCACAATACAGGTTGGGCTTCTAAAAGTTCTCGCTATTTTGTAGATGCTAATAAAGAAGTAAGACCAGGCCTAATCCTAGGTGCACAGAATACAAGAGAGTATTATGGTAGCGCTAGTGATTATCGCACAGCAGTATATGCTAACTGGAATGTAAACAATTATGGTTTCGGTTATAGGTTTGAAGAAGATCAACACATTTATAGAGTAGGTTATGCAGTACAAGGATTTACTGTAGCATTAGCTAACAGTTTTAGAAAGCCAAACTTATACGAAAGATATGGTGACGACTGGACATTTGCTAACCCTACTCTAAAACCTGAGAAAGGAGACGGCATTGAAGTGTCCCTTGGTGAATGGACTACATGGTATTACGAATTCACTGATGGCATTGATTACAGTTACCTAACATCTAGTTATGTGAATGTAGGATCTTATGATAGCAAAGGCATTAAATACTCTAATCATATCCTAATGGACAAGGGAGCATTCCATGTCCAAGTACAATATACAGATTCAGATAGAATTAGAGTACCCTCATACAAAACCAAAGTATCGTATTATGGTGGCTCACATACTGGCTATGACTGGATGATATCTTATGTAGGACAATGGGACAAAGGATTAGAGTTTGATGGCAGGCCTATTGATGATGTGACGTCGTTCAACCTCAATATGGGATACCATTTAACACCTAGATATCGTGTAGGGTTTCAGATTAGGGACCTTTTTGACAGGAATTTTGAGATATTGCCCGATTATAGAGCAGGTGGAAGGGAGATTTCTTTATCCCTGGACCTAAGTCTTTGATATGATGTAAGAAAAGAATTCAAAAGAGTGCATTAAAGTGCTTGACTTATGGTTACTAAGAGTGCATAATAGTATACATAATAAAGAAACAAGTAAAAAAGTGAGGACTTTAATGCCAAATCAAATAGAAGTAAAATCAATACTAGCAAAGCTATTAGCTACTGAAGACATATCCGTTGAGCATGATCCAAAAATGCCAACAGCAGCCTTCGATGTTAAACAAAGAAAACTTTATCTTCCAATGTGGAAAGACATGTCTAATAACATGTACGATCTATTTGTTGGACATGAAGTTGGACATGCACACGAAACACCTGAAGCAGGATGGCATGATACAGTTATTGATAACCCTTCACTTAAATCTTTTCTTAACATTGTAGAAGATGCTAGAATTGAGCGTAAAGTAAAAGAAAGATATCCTGGACTTGTAAAATCATTCCACAAAGGATACCAAGAATTATTCGACAAAGACTTTTTTGGTGTTAAGGATAGAGACTTAAACAAAATTCCATTTGTTGATAGAGTTAACCTTCACTTTAAAATTGGACACTTACTAGGTCTTAAATTTACAGCAGACGAACAGAACTTCCTAGACAGAGTTGCAAAGACTGAAACATGGGATGACGTCTACAAATTATCAATTGAACTAGCTGATATGTCTAAAGCAGAAGCTGAAGAAAGAGCAGACGAGCTTGAACCACTACAAGAAATGTTAGATGATTTAATGTCTCAAATGGAAGAGGCTGAAGAGTCAACTCCTAGTATGTCAGACTACCAACCAGATCACACTAAAGAAGAAGAAGAGTCTGAAGAGTCTGAAGAAGGCGAGGGTGGTGAAGGTAACTCAGAACCAGAACAAGATCCTACTAAAGACGAATACGGCAACCCACTTCCAGGCACTCCAGGTGGTGACCAAGGCGAAGACGAGACAGATGAAGAGTACTCAGAACGTAATGAAGCAGAGTGGGAAGAAAAAAATAAGAAAAGAGCTGAAGAAAGAGCTCGTAGAGAACAAGAGTGGGCAGCTGAAGAAAAGGCTCGTGAACTGTTTGACAAAGACACACAAGCTAATAATGAAACTAAGGAAGAGCTAGAAGAAAAGATTGCAGAAACTAAAAAGATGCATGACTTTCTAACTGAAGACGGACAGAAGTCAATTACAGATGACGAGTTTAGAAAGAATGAGAAAGACTTAGTTGATACTGATGCGAAGCCAATTACATACTGTAGCCCACAGACTTTGTTCAAAGGTTCAGATTGGATTATTAAAATGGAAGATCTATATAACTGGGATAAGGCAATAGAATTAAAGCAAGTAGATGATACTCAAGACTACTGGAGTGATACTGAGATTGCTAATGCAGATTTACCAGAAATAGGTAACAAGCTATACAAGGACTTCTTAAAAGATACTGCTCCAGTAATAGCTTCCATGGCTCAACAGTTTGAACTTAAAAAAGCAGCAGCTGCTAACAAGAAAGCAAGAACTGCCAAGTCAGGTAAACTTAATGAAGATAAACTTTGGGCTTACAAGTTGACTGAGGATTTATTCCAGAAGGATCTAATTGTTCCTAACGGTAAGAACCACGGTATCATAATGTATGTAGATTTGTCAGGCAGTATGCACAGACAAATGGAAGGAACATTAGAACAAGTAATGAACATGTCATTGTTCTGCAGAAAAGTTAACATACCATTTGATGTGTATGGTTTCTCAAGCAACCGTGAACATGAATACAATGATGAGACTGGCGCAGTATCACACAAGAGTGGACCGTGGTCTGAGAACAAAGACGTTAACAAGAAAATAATTAACGACTTAAAAGACGGTGAGATATTTATGGGGGACGAAGACTTTGCACTTGTCCACATGCTAAGCTCAACATGTAAGAAGTCAGTCTTTACTAACGCAATGTCATACTTAATGTTAATGAAAGTTGGTTACAGCCAAAGGACTAGATACTACGCAGACGTTGGTGATGGTAATTACTACGGTTACATTGTTAATACTTACTTTAGACTAAGTGGTACGCCATTGAACTCAGCAATAGTAATAGCTCCAGCAGTGGCAAAAGAATTCCAAAAGAAATATAATGTGGAATTACTTACAACGATCTTCCTAACAGACGGTGGAGCTACAGACGGAATTACAATTAGAGATACTTCCAGAGATTCAGAAGACAGAACAGGCACACATAGTGTTTACGCTGAGGCAATAGCCATTAAGGATGGAGCGACGGTAACTAGGTTGCCACAAAAAGATGGTTACTCAAGAAGAGACGCAGTGACTACTCAGACACTCTTGGAACATTACAAAAGAGTAACTGGTTCCACGTTACTTAACTTCCACATTGTGGACGGTAAGAAAAGCGAGTTTTATAATGAGGCAGTATCTGAGGAATGGATGGATGGAAAAACTCCATCGAACTGGATCACTAGTCAATGGGAAAGCACTGCTTGGAAAGATGTTCTTAAGAACAAGTTTATGGTTACCACTCCTAAGTTTGGATACGAGGCTAGGTTCCTACTTAAAGGACAAAAGGACTTGGGTATAGACAGCCAGGAACTAACAGTTAAATCTAATAAGAAGGGCGATCTACTTAGAGGCTTCAGAAACTTTAACAAGAATAAGAAGACTAGTAGAACATTCCTTAACCAGATAATCGACAGAGTAGCGTAGTTTGAGGGCATTAATCATCAAAAACGGCTCTGTTAGCACCCCTGTGAGGGGTTTTAATACCCAAGGGTATACTAAGGCATACCCTAGATTAGCCCCTGCCATAGACCCTAAAAAGATTTCAAAAGAATTCAAAAGAATGCTTGACTTAAGGTTCCATAGAGTGCATAATAACGGTATAAAATGAAGAAACAACATAAATTAGTGAGGACTATAAAATGAAAGCAATTGATAGAGAAAACTTAATAAACACACTCCAGAGCCAGGACAATGGCACAGGAGTTTTTACCCGTAAACAAATCATCGAAGTAGCCACGTCCATAGGACTTGGTTTCCCAGCATGGTTAGTGAACGGAAAGCCTGAAGTCAAAATTGACAGAGGGATTTATAATTTAACCAGCATGTTTGGTGGTAGCGTTGCAGAGGCACAGCCCATTGCACAGCCCCAGCAAGTTCCAATGGCCGTGGTAGAAACCCAGGCTCCTAGGACTCTTGTTCAAGCTAAACTAGCTGTAGAAGTAGACAATCTTATTCCAAATAAGGATGCTACTTTCATACCATTTGGTTTTTACAAGGACTTGAAAACAGTTCTTAGTACTAGCATGTTCTACCCAATATTCATATCAGGCCTAAGTGGCAATGGTAAGACTACAATGGTTGAACAGGTGTGTGCTAACTTAAAGCGTGAAGCGATAAGAGTAAATATCAGTATTGAAACCGATGAGGACGATTTGATCGGTGGTAATACTTTAGTTGACGGTAACGTCGTCTACCGAGAAGGGCCCGTCCTCACCGCGATGAAGCGGGGCGCTGTTCTCATTCTTGATGAAGTCGATAGGGGTTCAAACAAGTTGATGTGCTTACAAGCCATCCTTGAGGGGAAGCCCTATTTCAACAAGAAGACAGGCGAAACCGTAACTCCTGTTCCTGGATTTAACTTAGTGGCAACCGCCAATACTAAGGGTCGAGGTTCAGATGATGGCAAATTTATATCTGCCAACATACTCGACGAAGCATTCCTCGAAAGGTTTGCGATCACAGTCGAACAGGAGTACCCTACAATGGCTACCGAGAAAAAGATAGTGATCAAGAAGATGGAAAGAGTCAACAATGTTGATGAAGACTTCGCGACACACCTTGTTACTTGGAGTGATGTAATTCGTAAGACATATTACGAAGGTGCCATCGACGAGTTAATTAGTACTCGTAGACTGGAGCACATTGTTAACGCATTTGCGGTGTTTAAAGACAAGCAAAAGGCTGTTCAACTATGTGTTAACAGGTTCGATGAAGACACCAAAGAGGCGTTCATAGATTTGTACGCCAAGGTAGACCCTTCAGTAGAGTTAGCTGAAGTGGATTTGGAAACAGAACAGGAGATACATAGCGATGGCGAAAGTTAAGACACCAGACTATAAGTTCGACGAAGGGGCTCTGATTACAGAGCTCCAATCGTATATCGACGCCACTTACTTAGGGCATTATAGCAGAAACAAATTTCAATCTACAGAATTCATTAGTGATTGTGGACATGGAATAGGATTTACAATTGGAAACATCCTAAAGTATGCACAACGATACGGCAAAAAAGGTTCACAAGAGGACCATAGAAAAGATCTATTGAAGGTGTTACACTACGGTATAATAGCACTCTCAGAACACGATAAAAATTCAGTAAAACATTATTTAGACGATTAAATTCTTATAAATATAAGACACGAACAAACTAATTTGGAGAATAGTAAATGGCTTATACAGTAACAATGGTATTAACACAACCCGACGCAGGCACAGCCTTGCCTTTGATCTCAGACTTTTCTGGTACTAACAAAGCAGCTAGTGATACCATCTATACAGATGCAGGAGTCGTTAAGGCTTATGTACAAGACGGTTTGGTTACAACAGTTACATTAACATCAGCAGACAAAGCAACTTACAACACAGCGAAAGCAGAAGTCGACGCATTAGCAGATGAAGCTAGTGTCAAAACAAGTTGGAAGGACGCAGCCGTTGCAGCTGGTTGTACATGTGTTATTACAGATTCAGATGGGGATAGCATAGCTAACTTCTAGAACAGTAGGATTACATTATGAATTTTGGTGAAAGAATAACGTACGAACTTGACAACCATGTCGCCGTCCTAACCATCAATGGTGTTGGACCACTCAATTTAATAGACAGGCCTTTTTATCAAGGCTACAACGATGCCCTAGTAGAATTCCGTGAGGATGACTCTAGGGTTTTGCTTATCAAGTCAGGAAATGATAGGAACTTCACAGGAGGCTTCGAGCTTCAGAATATTATTGAAGGACTAAAAGCAGGGTGGGGAAACATAATAACAGATATTGATATGGTTACACCCAAGCCTATTGTATCTGCTATAAAAGGTTTCTGCATTGGCGAGGGCGTAGGGCTTATGCTAGGTAGTGATTTTGTATTCGCAGATAAGCGGCTAAAGATAGCATGCCCAGAAGTTAAACTAGGATTCAACGCAGTCACAATGCAAGTTAAATTCGCTCAAAGAATTGGCCACAATAGAACAATGGAATTTATGATGGGCGACATACATGATGTAGAGTGGTTAGATAAAGTAGGACTCTGTACTAAGGTGTGTGATGGCGATGCAGAAGAACAAGCATTAGCATACGCTCATAAAATTGCCAATACAATAGCACCCATTGCTCTAAGAGGAACAAAGGGAGCAGTGTGGCATACAGTCAACTCACATAAAGACGAAGCCATTGACTTTGCATTGTGGGCTAAGGACTTATGCCTAGACTCTAAAGACATAGAGGAAGGCGTTACAGCTTTCCTTGAGAAAAGAGAACCTGAATTTAAAAATGAATGAACAATACGATTCACCATCAGAACGTGACGCCCCTGTAAGAAAATTAAAGTTAGGTTATCATGGCCTTATATCATTTGATGTAG